TGGAATATTAGAAGTGTACAAATTTATTACGATCAAACAACTAGCGGTAAGTCAATTGAATCAATTGTTGGTGATCACCAAAAACTTGTATTTGGATAAGAGAATAAAGTTTAACTAATACTGGAAATGAGAAGCTAATGATTAAGGAAGATGCACCAACGGTTAATACAGGATCTATACCAGATCCTAAATCAACCGCTATGGGACCTAGATTTAAACCTAAAACAGTGCATGATCGTAGAAAGAAAAAAGGTAGACCACTTTTGCTAAAACGATTTCGAGACTATTATAACGAAAAGGGTATCGAATGAGCAAAATGAGAAACATTGCTGCGATTCTCGGTAGAACCGAAGCAGCTAACGTAGATAATAGTCCGGGTGTAGATTTAGATGATAACGTAGCAGATTCATCTGTCGTTAGTAGCATATTGGCTGGATCTGCTATGGCTATGTATATAAATGGTATTAGTGTTGCCACTGCAACTAATAGTTCGTCTTTTTCTAATACAGCACGTACAATTGGAGCTAGATATACACAGGATCAACAATATTATTTTGGTTATCTTCAAGATTTAAGAATCACAAACGGTCTGGCGAGATACACTGCTAACTTTACACCACCAACCGCAGAATTTAATGCATAAATATTAGTAGTGTAGATTAGCAAGGGATTATAAATAGGTAAAAAGGAAAAGGCATGTCTTCTATTAATAGAAAATTAGCAAATCTCATAACGAGTACTGGAGATGTTGCAAGCTCTGCTCTAGACAATGCCGCAAGTATGTTAGTATTTAGTTCTCTTGACTCATTGCCCACTTCTAGTTTATCTGCAGGAGATCAAGCTTTAGTTGGAACAAGACTTTATATTTCAAACGGATCAGGCTGGTATAATGTCGCATTGATTAATGCCACTCCTTCATTGACCATAGATCCTACTGGTGCTATAGCATTAGCAGTTGATGGATCCACTCCTACTGTAATTACATTAACTGGAACCGATAGTGATAATGCTGATGCCAACTTAATTTATAGTGTTGAATCAGATGGTTCGTTTTCTAACATTGCAACACTCAGTCAAGATTCAAGTGTTTTTACTATCACACCTTTAGCAGAAGATTCAGCAACACCAGGATTATCTACATTAACATTTAAGGTATCAGATGGTATTAGTTTTGGATCTGGAACAACTACATTTAGTTTGTCATTTCTAACGGCAAATTCTAATTATACTACATTTTTAGTAAAAGCAGATACTGCCGGCACTGATAATCAGGTTGACGCATCTACAAATACTCACACCATTACTGAAAACGGTAATGTAACATCTACAGCACTATCACCGTACCACCCAGGCGGTTATAGTACATATTTTGATGGTAGTGGTGACTATCTACAAGCAGCTAGTAATGCAGATTTTGGATTTGGCACAGGAGACTTTACAGTCGAATGGTGGGCTTATCAAACACAACTAAACGGTTTTTCTATAGTTTTTGCGACAGGCTATGGTACAGGTGGTCTAGGTTCACATATGAAAAGTAATGGAGACATTACAATTTCTAGGCCCGGAACAGCGATTGATCATACTTTTACAGCCGGTGCGACATCTGCAAATAGGTGGTATCACGTTGCTCTTGTTAGAAGTGGAACTGATCTTACATGCTTTGTAGATGGAGTATCAAAAGGTACTGTAACTAATAGTTTTAATTATGCAGCAGGAAACCTAAATATAGGCATCGATGGAAATAATGGTTCATCTCCTTATAAGGGTTATATTTCCGACTTTAGATCAGTAAAAGGTACTGCCGTATATACATCTAACTTTACTCCACCAACAGAACGACTTACAGCAATTGCAAACACTTCTTTGCTTACTTGTCATCTTCCTTATATTGCTGATGGTTCAACTAGTGATCACACACTAACGATTACTGGTAATACATCAACAAAAAGATTTGGGCCATATGATTATCTAGCTTATACAAAAGCAGCTCATGGCGGTTCTGTATACTTTGATGGTGCTGGTGATTATTTAGTACCTGCCATTACAACTGCTGTAGGAACAAGCGATTTTACCTTAGAAGGTTGGTTTTATCCAACATCTACGGCAGCAGACACAACCATATTTGATTTTAGAAGTTCTAGTAACTGGGGCATTTTTAGTATTCTTGCAAATAATACTGTTGGTTATTATAACGGATCCAGCACTGTAGGTGTAACTTCTAATACTGTTATTGATAATACATGGAATCATATTGCTATTGTAAGAAATAGTGGCTCTATTAAAATTTACATAAATGGTGTATTAGGATCAACAACCGCTGATGCAACTAATTGGACACTGGCAGCATCGCCAAGAATAGGAGGTAATAATGGCAACAGTGCTTGGATGAACGGATATATTGCAGATGTAAGATTTGTTTCAGGTACTGTAGTTTATACGTCTGCATTTACTCCACCAACAGCTCCATTGACAGCTATTACGAATACACAACTGCTTACCTGCACAAATAAGAATGATATCTGGGATGCAGGTTCTGGTACAGTATTAACAAAATCTGGTAATACAACTGCTAGTAACACGCAAAGAAAATTCACAGGGTCCTCTGCAATATATCTTGATGGCGCTGATGATAATGCAACTGTATCAGACTTAGAGATGGGATCAGGAGATTTAACATTTGAATTTTGGATGTACCAAGATGTTGCACAAAGTTCTGCTTACAGATGTGTATTAGGCTCCAGCACTTACGGAAGCGGAACCCCATTTACTTTGTACACATATGGTTCTAATGTAACACCGTGGCTTTCTAGTAGTGGAGGACCTCATATTAGTGGCGCATTTACCGCATTTACTTGGCATCATATAGCGTTAGTAAGAAACTCTGGTACATGGACTTTGTATATTGATGGCGTTAACGAAGGTACATCTACAACAGGTGGTACATATAACTTTACAAATACCACAGATTTTAGGTTTGGTGAAAATCTTTCTGGTTCATACGACTGGAAAGGTTATATTCAGGATGCAAGATTTACAAAAGGGCTTGCAAGATATACATCAGCATTTACACCACCATCATTAGAATTTAATGGATAAAAAACGTATAGTCTAGTTCTAAAAGTATATAAATAGTACAAAGATTTTTATATGTCGGAGACTATTTTATGGCACCACCTAATTCTAGAGATACGTTAATTGATTATTGTAAACGCCGACTTGGTGATCCAGTTTTGGAAATTAATGTTGACGAAGATCAAATTGAGGATCGCGTTGATGAAGCTCTACAATATTATCAAGAGTATCATTCAGATGCTACGACTAGAACGTATTTGAAACACTTAGTTACGGCTACTGACGTAACTAACGAATATATTCCCATTTCTTCTGACATTCTTTTCATATCAAAACTATTTCCTGTTGCTAGCGCATTCTCTGGTAATAATAATTTTTTTGATATTAAATATCAAATGATGTTAAATGATATTGCTGACTTGCAAAATTTTGCTGGTGATCTTGCTTATTACGAGCAAATGCAGCAATATCTATCAATGCTAGATATGAAACTAAACGGTACACCACAAACTCAGTGGTCTAGGCATCAAGATAGACTTTATATATTTGGTGATTTTGCTGAAAAAGATATTAAAGCCGGTGACTATGTAGTTGCTGAAGTATACACAATTATTAATCCGGATACACATACATCAATATACAATGATATGTGGTTGAAAGAATATACAACTGCACTCATTAAACAACAGTGGGGCGCAAATCTGATTAAATTTGAGGGTGTGCAGCTTCCAGGTGGCGTAATATTAAATGGTAGACAAATTTATGATGATGCAACAACAGAAATAGAAAATTTAAGGCAAAGAATTAGAGAAGAACATGAATTTCCTGCTGACTTTTTTGTAGGTTGATATGGCTCGTAATTTTTATTTTTCTGAAAAGGTAAGATCCGAAATAAACTTATATGAAGACCTCATAATAGAGGCTCTTAAAATGTATGGGCAAGATGTATATTATCTTCCTAGAACAATTGTTAATGAAGATACTCTTTTAGGTGATGACGCAGCATCTCAATTTTATGCATCAAGTAAAATTGAAATGTACATTGAAAATGTTGAAGGCTTTGATGGAGAAGGCGATCTTTTCACTCGATTTGGTGTTGAAATTAGAGATGAAGCGACTTTTATTGTAGCTAAATCTAGATGGAATTCACAAGTTAGAAGAGGATCTTCCACTGTAATAGAAAATAAAAGACCTACAGAAGGTGACTTAATTTATTTACCTTTAACAAAATCAATTTTTGAAATTAGACATGTAGAGCACGAACAACCATTTTATCAGTTAGAAAATGTACCTGTCTATAAAATGCGCTGTACTCTCTTTGAATATAGCAATGAGGATATGGATACTGAAATTGGTGCTATTGACGCAATAGAAACAGATTTTTCATATCAATATAAATTACGACTCTTAAGACCTATACCAGCCGTTATATCACATCAATTCGATGCTGCATATTCTCATCATGATATATACGATTCTGATTATGTTGTTATAGGTGCTCTTAATACTTTAACTCTTGTTAATGGTGGAAGATACATTGAAGATCTTCAAAGTCCACGCACAGATCCGAATGGTGGTATTTTAACATTTCCATATGGTAATCCAGATGTTCCAGCAGTTCTTTCTGCAACTCTTGATTCTACCACAGGCACAATTACTAGTGTGAGTATTATTGAGTCGGGTGCTGGTTACTTCCCAGCGCCGCCACTAACAATTAATAAGTTAGTAACTTACGATAGTTCATATCGAAAGAATGATAATGTAGTACAAGTATTACCTTCTGGCGTACTTATGACGGGTGAAGTACAACGATATCAACTTGACTCTGATGGAGATTCAAACAGATATGTTTATCTATCACATGTTGGAGCTAGTGATGGTGAATTTAGAGAATTTGTTGTTAGTCCTGAAAAACAATTCCAAAACATTCTAAATAATATAACAAATGATGATTCTTCTAGCGGTCTTAAAGTGTTATCGACAAATGGTGTAGCTGCAACTGAACACAATTTTATGTCGAATACAGAACAGAATAAAACATTTAGCGATCTTTCGGATGACTTTTTAGATTTTAGTGAAGATAATCCATTCGGGGATCCATCATCACAATAATTATTATAAATACATACAAGGTAGGGTAAATAAAATGGCAATAGTATATAGAAATGTGAAAGGTAGTAAACTAACCATAGCAGATATGGATGGTAACTTTTCGCATTTAGTTTCCGAGATTAGTGCTGAAACTAGTAGAGCAACTTCTGCAGAAAATACACTTACCAACAACCTTAATAGTGAAATTTCAACACGAGCCGCGGATGACGCTACACTTACCAGCAACCTTAATAGTGAAATTTCAACACGAGCCGCGGATGACGCTACACTTACCAGCAACCTTAATAGTGAAATATCTAGGGCGACTAACGCGGAACTTAATCTTCAAAATAGTCTTACTAATGATCTTAATGCTGAAATTAGTAGAGCAACTACGGCAGAGGCTGCTAATGCTAACGCAATTACGGCGGAAATTTCAACTGCTAGAGCTGCAGAAGCTGGCCTTGCCGGTGATATTGCAGCAGAAATTAGTAGAGCAACTACGGCAGAGGCTAGTAATGCCAACGCACTTACTGCGGAAATTACAAGAGCTACTAATGCAGAAAATGTTAATGCTGCAGCAATCGATGCTTTACCAGATTCGGCTCAAGTGCTAGGCTTAATTGATAGCAGTCATGTTGCACTGAAAGCAATCGGACTTGATTATGGTGTTCTAGCAAATAAACCTACAATACCAGTATCTGGTACAGACTTTGTTGATAGCGCATTTGTTACTGCCCAGATTGATGCGTTGATTGATGGTGCACCCGGCACACTTGACACATTAAATGAAATTGCGGCAGCGTTGAATGATGATGACTCAGCTTACAATACTCTCATTGGATTGATTGCAGCTAAAACTGATTTTGACTCTGCAGATACAATTCAACTCATTGATTCTGCATATATCCAAGCAAAACAAAGTGGCGCTGGCGGTGAACCTAATCAAAATGCTTTTGGGTCAATCATAGTGGCTGGGCAAAATAATGTCACTGCCGACAATCCGCAAGATGGGGTTTGGTTTACAGCCGGTAGCAATATGACTATCACAACAGACGCGGCCACGGATACAATTACTTTTAGTGCGGATAGTGGTGGTGGTGGTGTCGATTCTGCGGCTGTACAATCTATTATTATAGAACAAGTAAACCGTCCTTATGTTGAAGGTAAAGTGACGGCCTCATTTGTTCAAAGTATAATTGGGAACGTTTTCATTCAAAACGCAATTGATTCTGATTTTGTTTTAAGTAAAACAGGAACAATATTAGATTCTGCTTTGACTACTCAGTTAATTGATTCTGCATATGTCCAGCTACGTCAAACATCACAAGACTTTGCCTATAGTTCACTTACTGGTGCACCAACATTTATATCATCATTCAACAATGATCTTGGATATTTAACTTCCGCTTTGGATTCTGCAGAAGCAATTGCATTAATTGATTCGGCGTATGTACAAGTAAGACAAGCGCCGGAGACGATCACTTTAGCAGAATTGAAAACCGAAGTAGCGGCTAGCACAGACTTTGCAGATTTTAAAACTAGAATAGCAGCGTTATAAAAGTAGGATAATACTAGATGTTTGGTAGACATTTTTATCATGAGCGCATACGTATGTCAGTTGCTATATTCGGTAGACTGTTCAATAATTTATATGTGGTTAGAAAAAATGCGTCTGGTGGTGTACTAAGTCAATTAAAAGTTCCTTTATCATATGCTCCCAGGCAAAAATATTTAGATAGAATCAGAGAAAATCCTAGTTTAGAAAATGATACTAGAGTAGCAATTAAACTACCTAGAATGTCATTTGAAATTACTGATATTCAATATGATCTAACTAGACAATTAGCAAAAGTAAGCAATTTTAACACAAAAGGTTCAACTGTAGAAAAAAGACAAAAGTTTTATTCTCCAGTCCCGTATAATATTGGATTTTCTCTTAACATATATGCAAAAAATCAAGATGATGCATTACAACTTGTGGAACAAATATTACCCACATTTAATCCACA